ACAGACACTACCCCCTAAGAGAACGGGTGGTGAAAGGAGAAGTGTACCTTGGATACGGAAGTGATAAACGACAATGGAATCAGTTACATAGGTGACTTTGAATGTAAAGTGTACCCAGAGAGCATGACTGAGAAGAAGTTGAGGAAAGAGCTTGGAATCAAAGCAGTGTCCACCACCCGAGTGTTTTCAGGTAAGAGCTTCAAACTCCACTCTCGGTTCAAAGCGGTAAAGAAGCATAGGCTTCGGTGGCTTAGGGACAAGGTGGAGAAGAGCACCGGGACACACCTGACACTTCAGCAGACCAATACAAACAAAGGTTTGTTTGACAAATACAAGATCACATCCTACCCGATGCGACCAGATTGTCCGTGTTGGGTTTGCAAGAAGCCAGCCGACGTTAGGCACCATGTCATTCCGATTTCCAAAGGCGGATCGAACAAAAGAAACAACATAGTTCCGCTTTGTACTCAGTGCCACACAGAAGTTCACCCTCATATGAGGAGTCAGGCGCATAAGCCGAAGGAGCCTAAATTCGTCAATCCATTCATAAAACCGGGGGTTTTAGTGGTCTTTGTGCCAAAACCAATATGACAGATATATTTATTTTCTCCTTTGTTTTCAGTAACTAACGGTACATTTTAGCCTCTAAAAGAGTCCAAATTCGTTTCGTCGTGGTACAATTGCTTTAGAAGATTGAACGAGATAGCCGCCCGGCTCCTCCTAGGATGCTGAAAAGTATCTTACCGGGTGGCAGTTTCTGTACCACATAGGGTGTGAATAGACCGCCCTACTTTTCCCCAAGGAGGAAACGTTATGAGCCAAGTAGTTGAAGGAACCGAGGATAACCTCACCAAGACCCGTCGTGCTTTGACCGCAGGCAACACCGCAAACAGCCTGCAACCGATGGACGTGGCGGAAGCCGCATACTACAAGCAGCACCCCGACGAAGCGCCCGGCGCAGAGAATCCAGTCATCGACCCGGAATTTACAAGACTAGCCACTGAACTTACGGCAGGCTTTGTAACAAGCGTAGCAAGCGCGGTTGCTGAAGCTCAGGCTGCGCAGGGCGCGCCCGAAGAGCCAGTGGAAGTCACAGTGGTCTACACCGACTTTGAGATCACGCCTGAGAACGCTGACTTCGTAAAGAAGTTCGTATCCCGCGCTGAGTTCAACCGGCTGGCTGGCTACTTCAACGAGTTGCTGTACCGCGTGGACGAGCTTGAAGGACGTATCGAGCATTTCAACAAGACTGCTCCGCACAAGATCAAATAGACTTTTACACCACCTTCCTCCCGATAAAAAGGAGGACTAACAGAGTGGTAATAATCCCGAAGGGGATTTTTTCAGGGGGCCAAGTGCAGGTAGTAATTTCTAAGACTGCACTGAACCACTTCCGCAATAAAGCCCGTAACTCCGACAAAGAGATCATGGTCTACATGATTGGCAGGGTGGACGGAAGTGGAGTGGTAGTTGACAGGCTGGTGTACCCTACGCGGTACGCACATCAAACTAGGACCGCAGTGTCATGGCTACTTGACGAGTACCGCAAGGTAGCGCTGGACGCAGAAGAGAGTGGCAAGGTATTGGTGGGATTTCTTCATAGTCATCCTGACGGGAGCCACTACATGTCTTCCGCCGATCTAGCCGTGTGTGTGGCTGACAATCTGGTCGTATGCGGTATTGTCTCAATACATGGGCGAACCACTAGGGTTAGTTTCTGGTCAGTAGATAGCCCGGTTCCGTGCGTAATCACGCACAAATAGTTGTAAATAGACTGGAGGGTCTATGCGTCGCCTAGTGAGTCCCAAGTACAAGGTTTTGATGAAATTCCTTGAGGAGATGATGAACGATCCGCGTATGAGTATACGCACCCGCACCAACGCAGCGGAGAGATTGTCTCAAATCCTGTTACAATCTGAGCGTGTGACCGAAAAGCGAGCATCTCGGAGAGACCGGATCAAACTTGCCGTCATCGAAGCTGATGAAAACCGACCGACACAGACTGATCCAGTCGTTGCTAATGTGTTGAGTTCTGTTGTAGGGGGCAAGGCATGAACATCCCGCAGGTAACCGCAGCACAGGCTGCCGACTTCGCGCGGCATTGGAAGACGCCCGGTGGTATCAGCATCTTCACCGACGACATGCATCACAAATTCAGCGCAGATTTTGCCAACATTGTCCTCAAGAGTTTTGTAGAGGACGCGCAGAAAGCATCCGCTGCCGCCGCGAAAGCGAAGCAGCTTGTGATCGCACAAGAATAAATCACGGAATCCCTCACTTTCCCCTTACCGGAGAGCGGGGTAGTGTGCTCGGGCACTTACAAAGCCGATGCAACCCCCGCGAAAGCGGGACATATTCGCTCTCATCGCAGAGCTTTCGGGGGCGAGGTACCCGTCAACTGGCACAGATTATTACCTGTGCTACCTCAGACATTTGGGCGATTGGTATAGTGGGAACACACTACCCTTGCACGGTTGAGTCCTCAGTTCGAGTCTGAGATTGTCCACCACTCGTGCCCGTACGGGCACATTACACGCGGTAACGGGAACTCAAGAGCACAAACTTACCGTACGGTGTGCATGATAAGGAGCATTATGCTCTCAAAGGCATAATCTTGTTCATTATTTCCCGTTGTTCAGTATTTACGAACAGGAGAGTTCATGTTTTATCAGCGAAAAGTTTTCACATGCCCGGCTTCGTCTGGCGCATCGACCTCTGAGAAAAACTGGGACAGAGCGTTTTTGAAACCTGACCAGTTCATCGCCAAGTACGGTGAGTCGCCCGAGGGTGGCTACCCTCCTGAGAGTGTACCGGACGCGACAGGATGTTCCGTATAGCGAGGTACGAATGAAACCAGTTGACATCGCGCAGAACTTGTACGTCGGCGGAGACGCGGCTTACGAGATGGTAAAGGACAAGCCTGAGTGGCGGAGTCTTCGGGTGTGCAAATTCGGCCCCGGTGGTCACAAAGAATCCCTCGGGTACACATCGATGGGAGCGCCGCGCGGACCTGACTACCTTTCAGTCGTGAAGAAAAACAGAATGGCGCTGAACGCGATTGACGTTGCCGATCCCAACCTGATCCCTATCGAGATGATAGAGACCGGGCTGAAGTACGTTGACAGTCAACTTCGATCTGGACATAAAGTTTTGATTGCCTGCAACGAGGGCCACAGTAGAGGCCCGACCACTGGGCTTCTGTATCTGAGAGCCATCGGTGAGTTTCCCGGCATGACATTTCAACACGCTGAACGAATCTTTCGAGGACTGTACCCACAGTATTCTCCGGGAATAGGTATGAGGCACTTTGCAAAAACAAACTGGCAATTTTTCGATAATTTGCTCAGTAAATAAGGAGATTTTATGGATCACATGCATGACGTAACCGCACATCTAAGCGGCGGAGATCACGAGAAGCACCCGAAGGTTGTCCATCACATAGAAATTCACAAGTCAGCCACTAAAGGTGACCACCATATTATCCACAAGCACACGCACCCAGAAGACCATGCGGATGAACACCACACGACTCGTGGCGATGACGAATTAGCTGCACACACGATGGCGACGATGGGCACACCGAATCCCGGTGAGACCGCAGACACAGGTCCAACAGGAGACCCCAACGCAGCCGCAGGCGCACCGCCCGCAGCAGGAGCATCCCCGGCAGCCGCAGCACCCAACGCAGCCGCAGGCGCACCACCGATGGCGGTGTAAAGATTTGTAAGGATTGACCTATGCCAGCAGACACACCCCTATCAATACACCGCGCACTAGCGGCAGCACAGAATGGATCGAAGGGAGACGCTTCCAGCGATAACCCCCACGTGGCGGCTATTGGTAGGTTGCAGACCGTCACTATGCCCAAGCCTCCCGTAGACAACTCTGTGAAGCCCCAGTTGCAGAAGGTTGATCTAGGTCGAGACACTTCTTCGACCGGCATGAACTTTACGCAGCCTGAAGAAAAGTCGGGCAATTTGGTTACGAATAAATAGGAGATAGTTATGGCAACAAAGAAAGACGTTTCGTTCCACCGTTCAATGGCCTCTCTAAACAAAGGTGGGCTTCATAGGGCTTTGAATGTTCCCGAGGGCACCGAGATTCCAGCCGATAAATTGGAAAAGGCGAAGAACAGCGACAATCCCCATGTCGCAAAGATGGCGAACTTCGCTCACACAATGGAAGGGTGGAAACACTAAAGGAGTAATATGGCATTTTCAGCACACCGAGCACTAGCAGCCGCGATGCGACCACAGGTGACATTATAGTTTTTTTCGGAGTCTAATATGCCACTAATCAAAAGCAAGAGCAAGAAGGCGGTCGGTCCTAACTACAAGGCCGAGATCGCAGCGGGAAAGCCTAAGAAACAAGCCATAGCGATTGCACTCAGTGTGCAGCGCCGTGCAGCAGGCAAGAAAGCCCGCTAACTCTGGGAGGAGTATGCACTTAGATAAACTTCGTACTCTGTACGCCGAGTGCAGGCATACTCCTAACTACCAGTACAAAGACACACCGGACGAAGAGTTCTATGAGAACGCGAAAAAGAGTTACCAGCGGTTGCCCGCGACGCAACAAGTAAAGGCAGCAGCTAGTTGGAAAGCCGCTCTGGAAGCCAACAAGGAAGAGTTGAACGACGAATCCATGAAGGAGTTCCTGAGATTACGGTACCTGTCACAAACGAATTTGTTCTTTCTATGCCATCTGCTTGAGAAGTACAACCAGACTACTGTAGCTACGCATGAAGAAATATGCAACAAGTTCTTTGTGGCAAAAGACCCAACTTTCAATACGTTCGAGAAGTTCGCAAATCAGTATACCGACCTAAAAGAACGGATGCTTCTTGTCCCACGCGGCGGCTTCAAGTCTTCCATCAACATGGCTGATTGTGTCCAATGGATTATTTGCTACCCAGCAGTTACGATTCTGATTCTTACCGGAATTTATGACCTAGCTGGTGATTTCGTTGGTGAAGTGAAGAAACATTTCACCCTTGAAGAGAGCGGAACCTTGGATCAGAAGGGTAAGGTGACCTTCAGACCAGCACAGCTTTTAGACGCAGAGACCGGAGCGTGGAGTAGTAATTTCTTTCAGGTCTTATTCCCAGAGCATTGTATTGCACCGGGAGTAGGGACGCAGCATGAATTTCAGACTCCAGCGGGAGGCGACGACAAGGAACCTACTGTACGCGCCGCTTCTATCGAACAGGCGCTGTCTGGTTCGCACTTTGGTGTCCTAAAGCTGGATGACGTTGTTACCAACGAGAACAGCAAGACGCAAGAGCGCATCTCCGGTATCAACAAACAAATAAATATCAACCAAGCAATGCTCCATCCTTATGGATTTTTCGATGTAATTGGCACTTGGTATGATGAGAAAGACTACTACGGCGTACGCATCAAGCAGGAAGAGACATTCGCTAAGGAAGACGGCAGCCCACACCTGATCCAAGGGTCAGTGGATAGTGGTCGCTTCAACAGTAGCGTGATGCTCAGAGTTTATTTACGCGCATGCTGGTGGTTTACCGAAGCCGCTGAGAAGTCAGGGAAGATAGAGGCCGAAGCAAAGAAGGAAGACTACGAACTTTGGTTCCCAGAGCGTCTTACTTACGAGTACCTCACAGGGAAGCGCAAGACCGATCCTGACAGTTTCCCGATCAAGTATCTGAACAACCCTCGTCAGCTTTACAAGGTGAAGTTTCCCCGAGAGCTTCTGATCCGCCGCACTGTGCCCGGAAACCAGCTTCCTCCGCAAGGAATCATAGTTACGACCGTAGACACAGCTTACTCTACAAAGAGTTGGGCAGACTTCACGGTTATCCTGACGTGTTTGATTTCAGGCGGTCGCTTCTTCATTATCAACATGAAGAGGGGACGGTACAACGAGTACGAATTACCAGCAGTCATCGCAGGCGTAGCGCAGACGTGGAAACCGAAGCGCATCGCAATCGAAGACTCGATGGGCGTGAAGTGGATGGGACAAGAGTTGAAGCGCGAGATGAATCGCCTTCAGATCAGTGTGCCCGTCGAATTTTGCTCATTGGGATTCGGCACAAAGGCG